ACTCCAACGAGTTTTTGAGCTTTTTCTAACCCTACCTCTCCTTGTGTAACTAAATCTAAAATTTCAGTAAAAGACCTTCCTTCTTTATGTAACTTCATAAAGACTTTACGAAGCCCTGTACCAGCTTTAGAGGCTTTAATACCATTATCCATTAGAACACCCATCATTGCTGAGAGTTCTTCTAATTCTACCCCTACAGCGTTTGCTGAAGCCCCAGCGTGTCCGAAGGCGGTAGAGAATGTACTAAGTTGTACTGATGAATTGGCGGCTGCGGAAGCTAAAGTATTTGCTACTCTAGCAGCTTCACTTGATGATAATCCAAAAGCGTTTATTGATGTTGCTACAGTTTCGGCTGCAAGAGATAAATCTTCTCCCGTTGCTAAGGCTAAGTCTAATATAGATTTCTCCATATTTTTAATAGCAGTCGGGTCGAAACCTTTACGACCTAATACTAATTGAAGGTCAGCGACTTGTAAAGCAGTAAATTGTGTAGTCGCACCGAGTCGTTTAGCTTCGTCTGTAAGCATTTTAAACTCGCCTACCGTAGCCCCAGTAACCGTATTAACCTTCATCATACCATTCTCAAACTTAGAGAAGGTGTCAAAGGCTGATTTACCTAAAGCAGTTAAAGGTGCTGTAACACCAAACGATAACAGAGAACCCATACGAGCTGCCCCTGAAGCGAATTTAGCCAACGATTTATTAGCTTTACCTAATCCAACTTCTAGCCCCTTAATATTGGCTGCTACAATTATCGAGATGGTTTTAATCGAACCCATTACTTTTGTTTTTTGAGTAGTATTTTCTTATGCCTAGCTACATCCCTTTTTATTTCTTCAGGGGTAGCTATTCTAATATTCTTTTTAGCCCTTTGATTATCCCAAGGAAAAGGTAGTACATCAGTAGGTCTTAGTTTCTTTTTAGAGTGAGGCATTAAGCAAGCAAGCATAATTGTTCTTGTTCGCTCCCAAGAATCTTGATTTGATTTAGTGTGATGCTCAGAGAATCCTTTTATCTTATTGTTAAAAGAACGAGGGGTCAATTCATATAATCCTTCATACGATAACCCCATCATTCCTAAACCTATCTCTTCGAGTTTATCCCAATCAATATCCTCGCCATCGTCATCAATTTCCTCACCCTTTACTACTTTCCCTCGTCTTGAGGTTGGTCTAATTGGAACGCTTCAAATATTTCGTTTATCTTAGAGAAATCTTCATTATCTATCCACTCTTCAATGTCAGCGATTTTATAATTAAACTTCTCACCAATACTTTTAGCCCCGTATTTTAAACCGTAATAAGCTATAATCCCTATGTGGTCTATCTCCGTACCTAGTAAGTTTAATTGGTTTAGCTTTAATTTACACTTTCCACAAATCTCCTTTAAACATAAATAACTAAACCTAATTGGTCGGTTTTTACCGCCTAACTCTACCTTTTTCATATTTTCTACCTTTTATTAATAATTACTACGATACAGCTAAATCTGATGTTCCTGTTAATGAAATAGACCAAGTTGAATTTTCCTCTACTCCAGCATCAATAGATACACTTGTAATAAAAGCATCGCCTGTGTATGTAACTGGAGCTGGAGTTGCTGAACCAGCATCATCCAATACAAAAGTACATACTACTGATGTACCTGTAATTAATGCTGCTATATTCGTTACAGCATCACCCTCTGTTATGTCTACAAAAGCATCGCCACTCATTTCCCAAGACATTAATCCTCCAAGTGATTCTGACCAACCACCGCTTGATTTTGTTGTTGAATCTCTTAAATCTCTACTTATTGATAAAGAAGCAGATGTACAATGAGCTATAGCTGTACCAGCTAAAGATAATACTACTCCTGTTGCGTTTTGAATTGCCATTTTATTTAGTTTTTAATTATTAGACAGTTAAAAATTATGTTTTTGTAGAACTTTTCAGCACCCTTAAAATATTCATCGTCTAAGGTTTCAAACCTAAACTTTGCAGTATAAGATATGCCATCTTCGGTGTAAGTCACCTCAAACAAATCTAAAGCGTCTACAGCAGCTTTAGCTTGATTGTATGTTGTTAGGTAGTCATCAGAGAAACAAGCTAGTCTTATCGAAACATCGCAAGAATTTAATGAGTTACCTTTTGAAATAAAATTACTTACATTCATTATCTCGAATGTAGTTGCTGGATATAACACCCCTTGAGGTATAATAACAGGAAACACCTTATTACTTCCGTTAGCGGTTGTAAAAGCTGCTGTGTCTTGTAACTTAGTTACTATTTCCTTTCCTATTACTGCGAACATATCTTACTTAAATCCAGCTTGTTTAATCATTTTGTCTAGCATCTTCATCACATCTCTTTGTGCTGTTTTTGCTATATCAGAACCTTTTTGTTCTACAACCTCTTTTGGGAAATCGTGCATAGGTCTTATTCTACCTACTGACTTTCCGCTTTTGTGAAACCTCTCTTTAGTTCCTTCAATTAACATTGCTGGAAGGTTTTTACTTTGCTTCCCTTTAACCCAAGTAGGATTAAGTCTTTTTGTTATAGTACCTACATATATACTTGGGAATTTAGACTTTTTAGCTGTCTTTAAACCAATCGAGTCTGCTATTGATTTCCCTACTATTTTAGTTTTAGTCGAAGCATCATATCTTTGACCTGGTACTTTATTCTTTGTTCTGTACTTATATTTACCTTTTAAAGCCTTTTTAGCCTTCTGAGCTGCTGGTCTTAGAGATTTATTAACTAACGACCTTGACTCTTTTGCCGAATAACCTAGCTTCTTTAAAGCACGTTTAACTTCATTTAAGCCTTCTACCTTTATTCTGTTAGGATTAGATTTTGGCATAATTAAAGTTTTTTATACAGGTGAATCGGTTGGTAAATCTTGCTTTACAAAAACCTCAATAAACTCTTTCCTAGGGTCTACAACGAATCCTAGTATATCAAACTTGTTTCCCGAATCTACTTCCTCTATAATCCAATCAGACTTCATAGTCTTTGTTTCTGAAGAGTATCTAATCGTATAAACAAATCTCGAATAAGATTGCAACTCGTTACCCTCAAACTTCTCCTTAACATCTCTAAGCGACTTTACGTTCTTATTAGCCCATACAGTCGTGTGAGTAGAGAAAGTACTTGTAATACCACCAAATCCATCTTGAGATGGAGATTTTGATTTAAGGATGATGCGTTGGTTAAACTCACCAGCTTGTATTTTACTTATGAAAGCCATCTAGTGATAACATTTATAAGGTTGAAGTAATATCTCAGAAGCCATTGGAAATCTTCGCTTCCTATCCTCTCTGAAATAGTACATATCGCTTACAATTAATTTAATCGCTTGCTTGATAGCTTCAGGTACATCTGTATCTGCATCTCCAAACCCTGTCTTAAATTCAAACCAAAATGAATTAGCTAAATCGTCTTTTAATGTAGGACTCGTAAAGTCACTATTCAAATAAACTATAGATGGGTTAGAATAAGCGTCTATATACGCATCCGCTGACTCTTGTTCATCTCCAGCCGAATCAATCCAATGTATAGGATTATTTTCACCTTGAGTCTTTAAAACACAATCAGGGTAAATTAAAGAAGCTACACTTGTCACACTATTAAAGTATAAACTATATTCGTGTGTAATAAAGTGGCGATTACAAAAGTGTTCAGCCATCTCTGTTGCAGCATCTATATACACCCCTAATAAATCATCTTCATCCGAGGTGTCAATTCTAAGGTGAGATTTAATATCAGCAACCGATACTACCTTAGTAGATGGGTTATCGACTAAAACTAAATCGCCTTGTATGTTTGTGTTCGGGTTAAGATACATATATTGAGTTATAAAAGAGTAATAAAAGGAAAGCCCCGAAGAGCCTTCCGATATATTAAGTAATTATTACGCTGTTAAAGAAGTCGCTTTAACGAAAGCACCAGCCTGAGATACGCCCCAGTCGATGTATTGGTTTACGATTAATCTAACCTCTCCGTTGATAGCTTTGCTGTAAGGGTCTACAGTAATATCTAAACCACCGAACATTCCGATGAATAACTTAGAGAAATCTCCGAAGATGAAGTCACCTGATACACCAGCTGATTTTGTACAACCATTAGTGTAGTAAGTTGGGTAACCATTTACTAAGTTTCCTTGTACACCAGATGATACTGCTGCTACTTGAGCTGATTGCTTCAAGTCTTTCATAA